ATGATGTTGTCTCTATTCAGAACTTAGCAACTACAGGTTCACCTGCAATCATCTTGATCATTCGTGATGGTGCTACAGATAAGATGACTATGGGTTCCTTCACAGGAGAAGACTTCTTAGATTGGGGTACTACAAACTATAGCTCTTATGCTGAAGCAGGTTATGACTTCATGGGTGATCTACTCCTAAAGAAGACTGCACCTTACATTACAACTTACATGCGACTGACTGAGACTGCATGGGAAGGTAATGAGACTGACGGTTACGCACCAGATAAACCTTCATCTATGTTAGTATCTGCTTTCTGGGACTTCAAGAACAGTAGTTCTAGTACTGCACAACAAGCTTACAGATTTAAGTCTATGCCTGTTGTAGATGCTAATAACCTTCTTAACTTTGATTACCCTGAAACAGTAATCACTACTCGAATGAAAGTACGTGGTCGTGGTCGATCAATGCGTATCAAGTTCGAAAGCGAACAAGGTAAAGACTTCGTTCTACTTGGATACTCAATTCTTGGTGGAGTTAACCAAACACACTAAATGCGAAAGCGAACAGGAGACTTCATGTCTTATACAATACGTGACGCTAACCATAGCGACATCTTAGATATAACGATTGCAGCAAAGCTATTCTCTAAAGAAACTAACCACCCTGCTTTGAATACAATCAACCCTAACAAAGTAGCTAATTCTCTACAACAACTAATAGATAGTGAGTCAGGAATAGTTAAGGTAGTTTGTTTTAATAACGAGATAGTAGGTGCTATTGCAGGTGTTGTAACAGAGTTACCAATCAATGACTTGATAGTATCACAAGAGTTAATGTTGTGGTTAGAACCTTCTCATAGAAATGGTAAGACTGCTCCTAAACTAATAGATGCATACGTGGAATGGGCAACTAAATTAGGATGTGACTACGCAAGACTATCTGCTCTTGATGTAGTACTTGATGGTAAGGCAGGTATTCTATTTAAACGTAAAGGCTTCAAGCCAATAGAAACTGCATATATAAAGGAATTATGATATGGCTGTATTTACTGCGATTGGTGCTCTTGCAGGAGCCGCTATTGGTGGTCTTGTAGTAGGCGGTACTACTGCTATTGTAGCAGGGGCTGCTATTGGTGCATCTGTAGGTTTAGCTGTAGGCATGACCAAGAAAGCAAAGGCCGCACAAGCACAGGCTCAGACAGCTACCGAAGAACTGACACAGATACAAACGGATATAGGTCAGATCAGTGAGGATGTAGCAGGAGTCCAGACTGAACAGATTCAAGTACAACAAGAGATAGCTGAAAACCAACAACAACAAGAACGATTAGCTGTACGTAGGCAACGAAGACAGGCTATCCGTGAAGCACAGATTATGAGAGCACGTCAACGTAATGTAGCTCAAGCAATGGGTGCTGCAGGTGCATCGTCTGTATCTGGTGGTGCTGCATCTATTGGTTCAGAACTATCGGCTGCTCTAGGTTACTCTACACAACAATCAGGTCTATCAGAGAGAATCTTCCAAGGTCGTCAACGTGGACTAGATTTACAATCAGAGATCAATACTCTTTACGGTAAAGCAGGAGTGCTACAAGCACAGGCTAATGTTGCATCTGCACGAGCAGGTATGTATTCTTCTCAAGCTTCTAGTTATATGGGTATTGCAGGTACTGCATTTAATATAGGTCAGAGCATATTCACCGCAGGTATTAATCCTGGCGGTTTCTTCATGCGCTAATCAAGGGATATACAAATGAACATAGAACGTCCCATCGACTTCATCGAAGAAACAATTACACCTATTGATGAGGAGTTCGGTACTTCTGTAACCCTAGAAGAAGACTCTGAAGACAGCAAAGAAGAAGCATTTATGGCTACTGGTCAGGACTTAGCTCCTAGCCAAGCTAAACAAATGCTGTTCCAGAGTGCTAATCCTGTTGAAGCTTTGATTCGAGAGAAGTTCTTTACTCAAGAAATGCAAGCAGATGAGCTACAGAAAGCTTATGATCGTGCTTCATTTAAGACTAACGACTTCATGGAGAATCCAGACTTCTTCTATGAGCAAGCTAAAGCTCTATCTAATGATGATGTTAGTCCTATTGATATTCGTGCTGCAGTAAACACACGTATTGAACAACGTATCCTACAAGAACTATCTGCTCAAGAAGAGACAGGTGTTCTTGATCGTATTCTAGACTTCGGTGCATACGTGCTCAGAGAATCCACTATAGGTGTTCCTGAGACACTTACTGATCGTACAGAACGTCTAGGTACAGAGATGTTGTTTAACCGCCTTAACATGTCTCCTAGTGAGTATAAGGCATGGTTCCAACAGACTGCTACAGAGGTTATGCAGGAAGGTCTACGTGAGAACGATGCTAACAAACTTGAGTGGTTGAAGAGTGTAGCTGCTAACAATGGTTATGACAGTGAAGCAGGTATTAATAAAGCATTCGCACTTCTTGATCTTGCAGGTCTAGGTGAACTAGCAGGTGTAGGACTTAAAGCTGCACGTGCCGCCGCTAAACCTGCTACTCGTATTGCTCGTATTGCTGACACTGAGGGGCCAGAGGTTGCTGCTCAGATTGGTGAAGGTATTCTGAAACGTAATGCTGATCCTGAAGTTAGTACAGACCTTGGTCCTCGTGTTATTAATCCACACCCACCTGCTACTCCAACACCTGAAGGTTGGTATGCACGAGCACTAAATAAGAACCGTCTAGCTGAAGACGTTAAAAGCATCTACGAGAGTGGTGCTATGGGTCGTGTCGTAGATAAAGAAGCTATGGCTGACTCTGTAGCTAAAGTGGTAGCTGACTTCGAACAACGTGTAGATAATCCTGTATTTGCATCAGACTTAGAAAGCACAGGTTTCGGCAACTACATTGTTAATGTTAAGTTAGGTAAAACTACAGACGGTACTCCTTACAAACCAACACCATCAGGTGAACCTTCTGCTGCAGTTCAACGTCTAGCAGAAAAAACAGGCGGTGAAGTTGTACCAGTTCGTAACTCTGCAGATGAATTACAGGGTTATGTAGTACAACACAGACAGAACCTAGATTTAACTGGTGATATTGAATCTATCGATCCTACTGAGTTAATTCAGATGGAACGTGGTATTGTGCGTAATACGCTAGGTAAAGTATTCGGTAATACTCTTATGGGTTCTACTGCACTACGTGGTGTTGATCGTCTAACTACACTATCTCAGATGGGCGAAGCTGCACAGTCTGCAGTAAAGGGTGTGTTTCAACGTGAAGCAAAGAAGATCAATGCCCTAAACGCAACTGAACGTGCTAACCTATCTTCTATTGTTGGTAAATTACGTGATGATCCTGTTGAGGCTGAACGCCGTGCATGGTACACACAAGAACAGTTTTCTAATCATTATAAAAGGCTAACAGGTAAATTACCTGATCAGAGAATTATTGATGCATACGATGCAGAGGTTGCTATCTCTAACACTGCAGCTGTTGTACGTTCTAACAACATCATGCGTACATATGTTCAGAAAGGTTATGTAGCATTAGAAATGCCTGACGGTATCCGTGTACCTGCAAAGCCTTATAATAAAGCTAACCTTGCTGCAAATGATTTAATACTAGACTTAAATAGCAACACACGTCTAGTAAGAAGTGAGCTTGACGAAGGTGTTAATGTATGGAAGCTAGATCGTGATGATCAAGGTGTTCGTTACGTAACACGTCCTAATAAAGTTGATGCACTAGAGCCACAGGACGTTATGGGTTTCAACGCAGGTGGTCCTCGTACTAACCCCAATGCTAATTACTTCGTAGTATTAGGACGTGAAGGTAAGTATCCTAAATCTTTGTTAACAACATTTACTGAGGCAGATGCCTTAACTGCTAAAACTCAATTAGAGAATATACAGAAAGCACTAATGGATGGTAGTGATGACATCGATAGTGTAATAGAAGCAAACAAAGATTGGAACCCTAACATCACTAATCTAGAAAAATTACGTGAGTTCTCAGCAAATAATAAGTGGGATTTAGAGGATGGTGTTATTGCGTATAAAGAACGTAATGCATATGTTCAAGACGTAGATTCTGAGGATGCTACCTATCAGATGTTCTTCTCTGACTATGTAGAAAAGGAACTGTCACGTCAAGACACTGTTCTGCCTCAATTCGGTGGTAAGAAAACTTACAACCAAGACCCAATGGATACGATAACTCAACAGTTCGGATCAGCCGTTCAAGAGTTATCTAACCATGCATACACATATAACGCTATGGTAGGTTGGGTTAAGAAAGCACAACAAGCAGGTGTTAATTGGTTACCTGCAAACGTGTCACCTACAGACTACCGTAACCTGTTTATGAGAGCAGAAGTCACAGGTAACACTGCATTCGATAAACGTATGCGAGAAATACAGAGTATCGAAAAACGTAGGATGGGTGTTAAGGGTGAAGCTGCTCAGACTATGGATGATTTAGGTAGACAACTATCTGAATTTATCTTTCAGAAAACAAGTGTTCCTACACGTATTGGTGATCCAAGCAATGCTCTATTGAATGTTGGTTTCCAATCTGCATTCGGATTCTTTAACGTATCACAGGCTATCATTCAGGCTTCACACGCTACAACAATCATGGCTATCTCACCGAAGCATGGTTTCCGTGGAGCAGGGATGACACTGACTATGCGTGGTCTATACCATCAGTCACCTGAAGCTATGGAGCTAGGTGTACAACGTCTAGCTAAATACTACGGTATGGAAGTTGACGAAGTTAAAGAGATCATGGAGTATGTCCGTACCTCTGGTCGTGACGTTATTGATGCTGAAGCTATCGAACAAGGTACTGGTGTAGCATGGGGTATTTCAGGATTCGGTGGTGAAAGCTACGCACCATCTGCTCTACGTAAGACTTGGTTGACTACAAAGAAACGAGTAGGCCAAGGCTTAGACTTAGCATTGACTCCGTTTAACCAAGGTGAACGTCTAGGTCGTCTGACAGGTACATACACAGCTATCTTAGAGTTCAAAGCTAAGAACCCTGGTGTATCTATCCTAAGTGATCGTGCTCGTCAGTGGATTACTCGACGTGATCAGGACTTGACATTTAACATGACTGCAGTAGGCCGCCCTCAGATTCAGAGTGGCTTGATGAGAGTTCCTACACAGTGGTTATCTCACACATTCCGTGCTATGGAGTCTATGTTTGTAGGACGTAACTTCACTGCAGCAGAACGTCGAAGAATGTTTTATGTTCTAATGCCTATGTATGGTACTGCAGGATTCGGTCTTACACACGCAGCCGATTCACTAGCTGATTACTTAGGGGTAGAACCTGATAGTACTGCATTCACATTCCTCAAGTGGGGTATGATTGACGGTATCACAGACCTACTACTAGAAGACACAGATGGTAAAGTAGGCACAGGTCTTGCAGGTCGTCTTGCTCCTGCAGGTGCTATCGTAGACACACTACGTAAGATCAAAGAAGGGCAATTCCTTGAAGTAGTTGGTGGCCCATCAGGTGAGATTACAGGTGGTATTGTAGATGCATTCTTAGAAGCCTATGCATCCGTAAGAGACAATCGTGGAACTATGTTGTCTGAGGATGTAATCAAGATTCTACGTCAACCATCAGGTATAGATAACATAGCTAAAGCATACGGTATCTTTAACAACGGTATCTATCGCAGTAAGAATGGTATTACGCTACCAACTGAAATGGGTGTTACAGAGGGTATCCTACAATTACTTGGTATTGGTAGCTTGAAGCAAGCTGAATGGTATGATGCTAAGAATCAGATGTTTACGAGTAACAAGAAACTAACCAAGTTCCGTAAACAAATAAATACTAAGGCTGAGTATGCATTCGATCTACTGAAAGGCGATACTGCAGATAAAGAGAAAGCATTCAAACTATTCAATGAATTAAAAGTAATGGTTGATATGAGTGGCTTTTCACCAGAGATTCAACTGTCTTTGAAGAAAAGTATTAACCGTAAGATGGATGATCAGTTCTTTAATGTATACGAACAACTGCTACGACAAGACCAAGACGAAGAAGCAGAGCGTCTAAGAGCAACACTAGGAAGGTAATCTAATGGCTCAAGATATATTCGCACCTAAGAGTTCTTTTAATATAGGTTACGAGCGTCCTGTTGCTCAACCTGTAGAAGACAAGACAGGTGAAACTCGTGCTAAGTTTGAAGCTATGCAAGCTAACATACAGGCTGCACAGATTCGAGCACAGACACAAGTAGATCGTTCTAAACTATCTATGGCTAATACCTTGCTAGGTGGTGTAGGCGGCTTTGCTGCAGGTTACGCTAGAGGCGAGGGTCGTCGTGGTGAAGATCGTGCTAGAGATGAATTGTTTAAACAGTTCGAACAGGCTCAGTTAAAACGAGAGCAAGACAACGACTTCGCTAGAGCTATGAAAATAGAGAAGGATGCTGTCCGTAAGTACAATAGTTTAGGATATGACATTGATCGTATCAAGACTGAGTACGAAGTCATCTTTGATCGTCCGTTTGAGTATGTAGGTCAGAGCCGTGACCAACAGATTATGTCTGCAGTAGAGAATACTGATGAGTTCCGTATGGCTCTAGCCGCTGCATCTTTTAAGAAACCTAATGCTTCAGCCGAAGAACTTAGATCAGATGCATTGATGACTGTTCAAGGACTTGCTATTGCTCAGACTAAACTAGCAATGGTAGGTGCAGGTAATCAACTTAACTGGGAATCTGAATTAAAAGGTGAATACAATAAAGTTGTAGGTTCTTTTAACACAGGTATTATTGCTGACTTTGTTAATAAGAGTAGACAAGGAGAACCTATTACTCTACAAGAGATAGATAGTGCATTAGCTACACATGCTCTTATGCGTACTCAACTTATTAAACCTGCTTATGTGACAGATGAACAATGGAGTGAGATTAGTCAACAACTAGATGGTCAGAAACAGTTCTTAGAAACACTACAGAAATCTAAGAATCCTGATGCACTAATCAAGAACTACGCATCAGCATTAATTCAATCTGCAGAAAACGTAGATGAAGCGTTTGCAGTTAATGCTGCATTGAATGCCGAGGTGTGGGCTGCAGCACGTGGTGTTAATATACCAGAGAAGTTGAGCAAGGTTGCTGAAAGTGAAGTTGTTAAGAACCTATTTACAAATAAAGGATTTATCTTAACAGACTTGCAAGCAGTAGATGTAACTACGCCTGTTAATGCTAACACAACTTTCACTCTTGATACTGCCCCTGAGTTCCTTCAGCCTTATTTAGACATGCCTAAAGATAAACGAAAGGCTGCAGTAGATGGTGGTGTAGAAGCTATTAATGTGCTTAAACCATCCGACATGCAGAATCCTGATTCTATCAAGCAGTTCTACAATGGTGTTATGTCTATGACTGCAGGTATGTTGACTGAGAAAGACTTCTTTAGTTCTACTACGTTGTCTAAGATTTTCAACAACCCTAACTTGAAGTCTTCTATTGATATGGTAGCTGCAGTAGATCGTGAAGCTGCAGATGAAATGCGTATTGCTCTACGTAGTGCTGCAACTCTACAGAAAACTGCACTACAAGCTAATGTACAAAGTATTGAGAATAGTCTTACAGGTGCGGTATGGGATTCACAAGATAAGACATACTATATCACAGGTGATGCAGCTAAGATCGCACAAGGTCTTTATAAAGGAGAGATGACTGATAAAGGATTTAAATTATCTCCTACTAATTTCAACTTTCCTCAAGGTTATGAGCAAGCTGTTGATATTCGTAAATCACTAAGCATTATCGAAAGAAGCATTAACGATCTAGCTATTGATGGTGTAGAAGAACCTACTACAGACTTACCAATGCCTGAAGGTATTACGTATGACCTTCCTGCAGATGTTCGTAAGGATACTGCATTCCTAACTGAAGTAGATAAGACAGCTAAAATGCTTGGTGTTACGTCTGATCAGTTACTTGCTATCATGGACTTCGAAACTATTGGTTCATTCTCTCCTTCAGAGAAGAGTGGCACATCTACAGGAACAGGTTTGATTCAGTTCCTTGAGTCAACTGCAGGTGATTTAGGTACAACTACAGAAGACCTAGCTAAGATGACTCGTGCAGAACAGATGGCGTATGTAGACAGATACTTTAGTAGGTTCCAAGGCCGTATCAAGAACACTGGTGACTTGTATATGGCAGTACATTATCCTAAAGGTGTTGGTAAAAACGATTCCTTTGTAATGTATAAACGTGGATCAGATGAATACTCTGCTAATGAAGGTTTAGATATAAACAACGATGGCTCAATCACACGTGGTGAAGCCTTACAGCGTCTACGTAATGTAACAGCTAATAAGTTTACTGATGTGCAACGTGTAGCAAGTGAAGCTATTGAGTCTGCTGATCGTCGTGATAGTAGTCCACGTCCTGTCTTACGTCCTACAAATGAAACTCAAACAGAGCCTATGGCTTTAAATATGATTTCTAATGCTGATTGGTTTAATCCTACTCTAGAAAAAACTATACGTGATTCAGGTATTGATCCTACCACTACTCCATTCTTCTCTTCTGAAGAGGAGTTAGAAAATGCTAAAGCTTCAGGAGCTATTAAGGTAGGTCAGGAAGTTCTTCTACTTCTTGAGAGTGGTCCAAGCTATGTAAGGGTAAAATAATGGGTTACGAAGTAATACAGAAGTTAGACTTTAAGGTAGGTAAGCAATCTGGTTCTAACTGGGAATCTATTATTGACTTCGGATCAGACCTTCTCGAAAAAGGTACGAGTGCTGCAACTGCAGTAGGTGAGTCTGTAGGTAAAGGACTAGACTTTGTACAGGATGTAGGCGAGAAAGCTTATGAGGGTGTTCAAGTAGCTTCATCTACCCCTGTACGTACTATGCTTGAAGACATCTTTGTTCCTAAGTTTATAACAGGTGACATTACTGAGTCTAACTTTAGCCCTGAAGCTATGGATGTACTACGTAAAGCTGCACTAGATAAGAACTTGAAACCTGGAAAACCTGTAAAGTTATCTTACAGTGACTACAACAAGTATGGTGCTAAGATTTCTGCTGCATTCTTCGGTAGTAATGTTGCTGATGACACTGCTAGTCTGAAAGAAAAACTAAAGAACATCACACCTGCTGATGAATTAAAGATGACACTAGGTGAAATACTTGTAAGTGTAGACGAAGATGGAAACATCACTGCACAAGACCAGTATGACTTCAACAGTTGGACACACTTCGGTAAAGGACAGGACAAGTCAGGTCGTTACCCTAACCTTAGTGCAGAGGAATTTGAGAACTCAGGTATATCATTCATGGAAGCTGTAGCAGATACAGTAAAGAATGCACCATCTGATTATCAAATGATTCGTAACCTTGCGTTCTTGTTCGGTAGTCGAGACTACGAAGGAACAGAGCGTGATACAGGCCGTAAGGTCGTACTTAACTTAGGCAAGAATGATCAACAAATAGCTATGGCAGGTAACTAATGGGATATGTTTTAGGTAATCGAAGTAAAGAGAAACTTGAAGGTGTAAATCCACGGCTAGTAGCTGTAGTGGAGAGGGCCATTGAGCTATCTGAGCAGGACTTCTCTGTTATTTGTGGTCTACGTACCATTCAAGAACAGGAAGCCTTGGTCGCTAAAGGTGCATCACAAACCATGAAGTCTAAACACCTTGAAGGTAACGCTGTAGACCTCATGGCTTGGGTTGACGGTGGTCGTTGGGAACTGAACTTGTACGACGAGATAGCTGATGCAATGCTCAAGGCAGCTAAAGAACTAGGAGTCACTATCCGTTGGGGTGCTGCATGGCACAAGGCTCTTAATGATTGGGATGGAACGGCAGAAGACTTGATGAATGAGTACATAGACATTCGTCGCTCTGCAGGACGTAGACCCTTCATTGATGCCCCTCACTTCGAGGTGTTATAATGGAACAGGAAGAATGGCACTTATCTAAGTCTGTTCCTGTCACCTTAGTATTTGCTATTGCTGTACAGACTGCAGGTTTTATCTGGTACATGTCGTCACTTGACAAGAGTGTTGAGACTAACGCTAGAGAGATTGCTCGACAAGAAGTAAGGTTGATGGCTGTTGAATCATCAGTACAAACCTTACAAATTACTATGGCTCGAATAGATGAAAACATAAAGTCTATCAGAGTTATGATGGAGAAATCTAGGGAGCAATAAATGGACCCAGTGACTATCATAGGTGGTGCGACTGTAGCCTTTAACGCAATAAAGAAGGGGCTTCAGGTAGGGAAAGACTTGCAAGATATGCACGGTCAGTTATCCCAATGGGCAGGTGCTATGTCCGATCTAGGGCAAGCAGAGAAACAAGCCAACAACCCACCTTGGTGGAAGACTATAAGTGGGGATGTAGAACAGGAAGCCCTCGCTGTCTGGAATGCAAAGCGTAAAGCAGAAGCCATGCGTGAAGAGCTACGTCAGCATATTAGTTTTATCTATGGGCCATCAGCATGGGATGAATTAGTGCGTACAGAGGCTAAGATTAGAAAGCAAAAGAGAGAGCAAGAGTACCGTAAGGCAGAGATGATTGAAGCTATTATCACTTGGTCTATTACAGGTGTCTTGTTGTTAATATTCTTCGGTGGTCTTGGGCTACTGATGTACGCTATGAAAGGTTAAGTAATGAAAGTAACACCAGAATGGCTAGATAAGTGGCGTATATGGCCTAGATTAATTATAACTTTGTATGGGTATGCTTTCTATAAAACTACAACATGGTTCATGGATTTGCCTGATCCTACAAACGCACAAGCAGGGTTCGTATCTGTTATTGTAGGGGCAGGTGCAGGTTTCTTCGGGATATACGTCAATGGTAAAAACACGCATACTGTCAATCATACTAGCAATACCACTGCTTCTATCAACAAGTAGTTGTAGTCAGATTCCATCCTTTCTCTTGGGAGGTGGGGGTGGACCGAATGTCGCAGCAAATGTACAGGCAGGACAGACTAACTCTCAGACAGTTGGAACTACGAGCAACTCTGATCAAGAGGTGGTAGTTGAAACACTGACAGGTGACCTGAAACAAAGCAACGACACAAACAAAGTAAACACAGATAGCGTAGAGAATATAAATATAAATGAGATACCGCCGTGGGTCTTGATCCTTCTAGTACTAGGTTGGTTAGCCCCTAGTCCACAAGAAATGGGACGTGGTTTACTTACTCTAATAGCAACACTAAGGAGAAAGAGTGATGGCAGCAAGGCTTAACAAAGCTAAGATGAAATGTAATAGTCCTAAGACTACACCTAAACATCCAACTAAATCTCATGTAGTAAAGGCGTGTGTAAATGGTAAAGAAAAGATTATACGATTCGGTCAGAAAGGTGTCAAAGGCAGTCCTAAAGGTAGCGCAAGAAATAAAGCGTTTCGTGCTAGACATGCTAAGAACATTAAAAAAGGAAAAATGAGTGCAGCATACTGGGCTGCGAAAGTGAAGTGGTGATATGTGGATAGGAATCTTATTAGTTTGTTTCGATCCTATGGCACTATCCTGCAGGATCATAGCAAAGCCTGAACCCTTCTATAGTGAGCAAGCTTGCTTAGAAGAAGCAGAACAGATAGCTATGGATATAAGAAGAGGCGGTGCTTATGTAACTCCACACTGCCATAGAGTCGAAGGGGATAGTGCGTAATGCCTGTACGAAAAGTTAAAGGTGGCTACCAATGGGGTAAATCTGGTAAGGTCTATCCAACACGTGCTCAAGCTGAACGACAAGCCAAGGCAGCATACGCATCAGGATACAAGAAAAAGAAAAGGAAGAAGTAGTGGCAAAGCCTGTGTGGGAAAAGAAACGTCCCAAGAAACTAGGAAAGTCCAAGCCTCTTACTGCAGCACAGAAAAAGAAAGCTAGAGCTAGGGCAGCAAAGGCAGGACGTAAATACCCTAACATGATTGACAACATGTGGGCAGCTAAACAATAAAGAAAACCCCCAAGGAGAAATCCCTGGGGGTTTTTTCTTATTGGTGTATCTTACACCATCGTTCTCGTAGTCGTTGCAGATACCAGATAGCTTTATCAATGTCCTCTAAGCCATTCTTGTACTCACAACGCCACATGTACTTGAGTACGTTTGCTGCATGTGGTGCTATACTACCTGACATGTTCTCTGTCATAGCTTCTATCGCATCAATGCACTCAATACCACTGT